CGACCACCGGATGATCCGCACCGATGGACTGCTGCCGGTCGATCGCGAGCCGGTCGAGGCAGTCGATCGCCTCGGCAACCCATTCGCTCCGCACATTCGGAAACAGCTTGGGCAAGGCTTCGACCGCCGCTGCCAGCTGTGCATGGTTCTTGATGATGCGGTCGTTGTGGAGACCATCTATCCGCCGCCGCATGTCGGCGTTGTGGTGCTCGTACCGCTGGGCGAAGAAGGGCAGGTAATTGCCCTCGGAGCGGGCAACGTGGACGATCGTGCCCGACACGTCCTCGATCGGCATTTCGCGCAGTCGCTGGGCGCGCTGGCGGTTCTCGTCGGAGAAGCGCTCCTTGTCGATGTTCATGGAAACGAGGCGCTCGAGGACCGCGGCGTGTGCATCGATGCGCTCGTTCTGCATCAAGTAGAGCGTGCCGAGGAACGGCTGCTCGTTGATCTCGTAGCCATCGGTCTTCTGACCGGTCGCACGCGGGTTGCGGCCGTCGTAGAGGATCAACAGCTCGTTGTAATCGAACTGCGCCTTGCCGGTGCGCTTCTCATCATCGCGCCGCCCTTCGATCAGGCCTTCGGGCAGGTTCGAGATACGCATGAGCACGCGGCCGAGCGCGGCGCCGGTCACCTTGTTGGGATCGTAACCTTCGTGGCCGTTGGCACCGCCGCGTCCGAGCATCTTGTGCAGGAAGGCGATCAGCGTGGTCTTGCCCGAGCCGGGGATGCCGGTGACTTCAAGGAAGGGAATGGAACCGTGCCAGAGCGGCGCGCCGCGCAGCTGCTGTGCAAATAGCGACAGCGTGAAGAAGGCGAGAGCGATCAGTCCCTTCTCGCCGTAGGCTCCCCAAAGGTCGGGCAGCCAATCGAACTTGAGATGATCGGGGTCGTAGTTGATCCGCAGCAGGCGATCGTCGGAGCGAAGCTTTACGGCTTGCTTGCCAAAGTCGAAGTACTTGTCGGCGTTGATTTTGTAGACCCGCCCCTCGCGCACGGCTAGATCGCCGAGCACCCACGCCTTGTGGTCTGCCGAGTACCCGGTGAACTTGATCGGGGTGACCACCTTGTCCAGGCCGGGCTGGTTCTTGACGAGACGATCGAGCTGCTCGCCAGTGCCGCTCCATGTTCCGGCGAAGGCCATCAGGCGCTTCTTGAAGCTGCCGGAATCGGCCAGCGTGGCATGGGAAAAGCGGGCCTTGGCGGTGGGACGCCTGCCCGGGAAATCTACCTGCAAAAAGTAGTTGGTCTCGTCGGCGACATCGTCGCGCTCGCGGTAGAGCACCCGGAAAGTGCAGTTGGCGATTTCCTCGACATCGAGATGGACCGTTTCATCGCCATCTTCGTCCTTCGTGTGGCGGGCCTTGCACCAGTACAGCCGATTGCCATGGCGAAAATCGAACGAGTGCCAGAGCTTGCGTTCGTAGATGAGGCGCGCCTTCTTTTGCGCGCTCTCGACCAGCGTCAGTCGGCCATTGAAGAGGTACTCGTCGAAAGCCTTGGCCCCCATCGGGGACTTCTCGGGGTCGCCGTCCCAGTCGAGGTGTTCCTTGAGAAGGTCGTTCCAGTCCTTCTTGGTGCCCTCGCCATCGGGCTTGACCTGCAGGGCCTCCGCTTCCCAGCCTTCGGCGCGCGCCTGCTTCACATGCTTGCGGGATGCGCCGACACCGGCATCGCCCACGTCATAGGCAAAGAGCAGCTTGGGCCGGGTAGTGCGCCCGATGCGCTCCAGTTCAACCCGCAGATCGGCGAGGAACTTCTCGGGCCAGTTGTTGGTGGACATGACCGATGCGGCCATCTTGCGCACCTGGCACAGGGCGACAGCGTCAAAGATGCCCTCGGCGAAGAGGATTTCATCCGCCTTGGCATAGTCTTCGATCGTGTAGCGCGGCGGCGTCCAGACGTGGCCCTTGTAGGTGCCGCCGTACCCAAAGTTCGCCTTGGCCTTGAACCGCCCGACGCGGTCAATCAGGCGCTCCCAGAAGGTCTCGCCCACACGGAACCGCACCGTGGCCGAGACCGCCCCGCTCTCGCTGTCGCGATAGAGTTCCTGCGTGTAGGAGCCGCGCAGGTACTGCAGATCGAGCATGCGATCGTTGAGCAGGTAGGCGTCGGCGGTGGCCGTGGGGTTTTCAGGCGTCGGGGCGAACCGCTTGGACCAGTCCTCGAACAGATCGGGCAGCAGGTTGCGGACGGTGTCGGACCATCCGCAGTTATCGGCGCGGCTGCACTTGACCACCTTGGGGTCCTTGGCGGCGCAATAGGCCTCGCGCTTCCCGCACTGGGGGCACGTGCCCTCCTGCAGCCAGCTTCCCTTCGTCTTGCGGAACTGGAACTGCTGCTGCAGACCTTTGATGATTTCGGCTTCGAGGCTCACTGGGCGCGCCCACCCTTCGCCTTGTCGCCGCTGGAGAGCGCGATCAGGTTTGCTGCCGAGGTGACGTAGAGCTTGCCGTACTCGGTAAGCCGGTAGCTGCTGCTCATCTGGCGCTTGCGGCCCATGTGCCGCTTCCACTGGCTGTCCTGCCAATGCACGAGGCCCATGAGGTCCCATGCCGGGGCTTCGAGGCGCTCGATCATCGCCACGTCGAAGATGTCGGCCTCGCGGAAACCGGCCACCGAGGCGAGGAACTGGCGCTCGCGCCGGGTAAGGCGCGGCACGACCAGACGCAGGGCCTTGTCGAAGCTGATCTTGCGCTGGGCGGTCCCGAGTGCGGCAGTCTTGCCGCAGCGGCGCGCAGGCAGTGTGACGGATTGAACAGGCAAAGCTTCCCCCTCGCCCGGATCGCGGGCGTTCGATGGTCCAAGAATTTCAGGTCGATGGCCCCGAAGCGGGGCGGTCAGGTCAGCCCGAGAACATGCTTATCTGCGCGGGGTCCTCGTCGGCCTTGCGGGCAGAGACGTGCGGCACCTGGTCACGCGGGCAGACCGGCAGGTCGAGATCTGGCCGGTCAATCAGGCCGGGGCTGAAAGAGTGCACGAAGACCACCTGCGCGGCGAAGGTGTGGCCGCAACCGGTGTTGGTGCAGTGTGCCTCGAGGTGCTTGACCTTCTCGGTGATCCGCTCCGACCGGCGAATGAAGCAAGGCTCATCGCACTTGGGGCAGATGATGAAGGCGCTGTCCTTCGCCATCTTCCCGCCGGAGCGCAGGCGCGTTTGCAGCGGTGCATTGATCAAAGGGCGCGAGGCAAGATGGCCTTCACCGCTCATGGACGTTCCCCCTCTTGGCGATCGATGGCAGCCAGTGCCCCGGTCAGCGTCGCGATCGCTTCCTCGATCTCGCGGCGCGCGGTGCGGCGAGCTTCTGGGTCAGCGGATTGCGCCAGCACGATCAGGGCAGCCACAGCTTCCCCTGTTTCCTTGGCCGTTGCGGCGGCTGCAGTGGAAATGCACGATTGCGGAGCCGCGGCGGCGGCAAGATCGAGGCGCAGCGAATAGACTTGGTGGAAGGGCGCAACCTTCGATCCGTGATCGAGGCAGGCCCGGTCAATCCGCTCCGCATCGATCAGCCGGATTTCCGCATTGGTGTCAGGCTCTGACCAGTTGCTGGCGGCGCGGGGTGAGACACCGCAGATCCCGCCTACGGTATCCCACCCGCCGAGGATGGCAGCGGCCTTGGTCAGCGCGAGGTGGAAGGTGAGAGGTTCGCGGCGCTTGGTCATTCGCCCGCCCTCTCACGACGGTTCGGTTTTGGCGCTGCAAACTGGAGAAGGCCGTTCGTTACTGCGACCGTGCTTTCATCAACCAGGTGGTGGAACCAGACATTACCGCCGAAGTAGTGCTCGAAGCTGTCGCAGTTAAGATAGATGCCCACGTTCTGGCTGCGGCGAGCGGCACGGAATTGCCCATCGCGGTTGGCGCGAATGCCCATGAGGCGCGTAGTAGCGAAGTCTTCGTCGAGCAGGAGATCGACCGCCGTGCGGGCGCAATCGATGCCGATCTGCGCCGCCAGATCAGGGCCGATCCAAATCACGAGCATGTCGCCTTCGCCAACGCGATGACTGGCGAAGCGGATGCGGCGGCGGGCTTCGTCATGGTGGCGAGCGAGGGGATGGCGGCTGACGCGCTCAATCTGTCGAAGGGTCACGCGGCTTCTCCGGCGTCAGGTGAGCGTTGCAAAATATGTCCATTTTGGAACGAGACCGGCTGCACCTTCATGTCTACCGCCTGAAAGCGCGTAGATGTTTCAATTGGATAGATGTCAGGCCGAAGGTGATGCCGTGAAACACCAGTTGCTGCTTCGACGCGAAGAACAAAGCGAGCGGGCAGATTCTTTCTGCTCTTGAACCAAAGGCAAACCGTGGGCTGCTTCACATCGCAAATTCGTGCGAGTTCCGTTTGCGACCCCGCAATCTTGCGGGCGAGTTGCAATGCTTCAAAGGGTGTCGGGGAAGACATATCAGCGCCCCCTTGGCATCAGATCAGGGGTGCCCGGCATCGGAAACCAGTAGCCGCGAAGGAAGCAATTGAGCTTGTGCTTGCGGAAGCGCGGACCGACCCAACCAAACTTCCCGGAAAGGGTGCAAGCCAGGAGAGAGCCATCTTCTCCACCTTCGACATGCAAACGCACGCCGATCCCGTCGAAGAGCGAGATCAATGGATCCGTCAACCACTTGGCTCCCAAACCCTGAGGCAGGAAAATTACGAAACCAAGGACGAACGAGGCACGATAGGCCGCACGTTCACGGAATGGGGGGATGCGGGGCTGCTTTTCCATGCCCCAATTATTAGTGTTCCTATATTTAAGTCAATAGCAAACTACGGTGGAGCGATATTAAATCGCCTATATTCCTCGGTGCATGATGAAGGGTGAGAGAATCGCCGCGCGATTGCGCGATTTGAAGCTCACCCAGAGTGAGCTGGCTCGGCAAATTGGGGTCACCCAAGGCACGATTGCCCAGCTCATTTCTGGCCGTAGCCAGTCCTCGTCGAAGCTCCACTTGATTGCCAAGGTTCTGAAAACAACGCCGGAATATCTGACCGGCGAAACTGATGATCCGGACGAAGGCTACGTCGCGCTGCCGTCCACCGAGGACGTTGCTGCCGATCTTGGGCTCGTCCCTGTGCGCGAGATCGACCTGACTCTGGGGATGGGCGCAACCTATCTCGAAGTGCCGGTCACCGAGACGATCCGGCTTTTCCCCATTGACTGGCTGCGGCTCTACACCCGTTCCGATCCAGAGCATCTGCTGTTTGCTCAGGGCATCGGCGATTCGATGGAGCCGACGCTGCGCGACAGTGACCTGTTGCTGATCGACTGTTCGCAGCGCCACCTGAACATGTCGGACAAGGTGTGGGCCATTGCCTATGCCGACTGCGGCGCGGTCAAGCGCCTGCGCCCGGTTCCCGGCGGCGGCGTGCAAATCTTGTCTGACAATGCCAGCGTCCCCGATGCTACCGCCTATGACGGAGAACTGCACATCCTAGGGCGCGTGGTGGCCACCGTAAGGAAGATGTAGGCATGACGATCCGCATACGGGTGAAGGCGAAGACCGAGGCTGGTGGCTGGCGCACCGTCAGGATTGCGGATTTGGTCGATGTCTCATGCGACTGCGGCGGCTTCAAAAGCGGCATTTGCAGCCACATCGATGCGGTTCTGATCGCCCGCGAACAGGCCATGGTGCATCCTGACGATATTGAGGTTGCGCAGCATCAGGCCGAACTGCTCGAAGGCCTCATCGACGTTCCGAAGACTTGGCGCGGGACCTGGCGGCGCGAACTCGCTTGGCGAGGGATCAGCCGCACCGGCTTGGCGCGGAGGCGTTACGTCCGACAGAGCGACAAGCCGCTGGTGGCCTTTACCGGCTGCCGTAACCGGGCGGCGATGTTGGCACAGGCCCAAGCCAACGGGTGGGACGTGACCGACGACCCTAGCAAGTATCTTGATGTGCTGGTGGCAGCTAACCCAACTGGCGGGAGCCGCAAGCTCAAGGTGGCAAGGGATGCCGCCATTCCTATTGTCAGCCCGGAGGAATGGGAAATCCTGATGACGGATGGCGTGTTGCCGCGGTGAGCGGATGGCTGACTTTATTTCCCAAAGCCTAGAAGTTACCGAAAAGGGGGCCGTTGCGTGATCGTCACAATTTACATCACTAGCCGACAGGGCGAGATGCCGAAAATTCTGACGAGATTTGACTTGGACGAACTAACGCCAGTCGGTGATTTGCTAGAGATACCGGGCTATTCAGCTGAAAGCCCTACCCGGTTGCGGGTAAACGCCAACAGCATAGCCAATTCGAACCTCTCTGGATTGCTGGACAGGCAGTATCCATGGGTCGTTTGCCAAGAGATACCTGTTCCACCGGAAGAACTGGTTTCGAAGGAAGGAAAGGGCTCCTGATCAGGCGCTTTCCAGCGAGACCTTCTGCTGGATGCCATTGGCCCCCAGCGAGGTCTCGACGCTTTCGACCAGCCAGTCGACCGCGTCGATGCGCGCGTTCCAGCCCGACAGCTTGACGCGGGCGTTGGGCTGGATCTGCATGTCCGCCTCGGCGAGGTCATACTCGAACTTGAAGCCGCCGCGCTTGCCCTTGGCCGTGGCAGCCTTCGCCGCCTGGTCGGCCTCGGCCTTGCTCGCATAGACCCGCTTGAGCTTCTTCCGCTTAGTGCCGCCGGTGCTGACCTTCTTGCGCTTGCCCTCGGCGGGATCATGGTATTCGGCCTCGGCCCCGTCGTTCTCCTCGCGATCGGCGCGGGTGAAGCGCCAGGACCAGCCATGCCGGCGGGTGAGCGTGAGCGAGGGGATGACCTTGCCGCTGGGGGTAGTCTTCGCCCCCACCGGCATGAAGATCAGCTTGCGGTCCTTCCACGTTGCCAGGGCATCGAACCTGCGCCCGAGATCCATGACGAAGGCCATGTCGCTCTTGAGGTGTTGCTCGAGCACGGAGATGGCCGCCCCGCGCAGATCAGGGTGGACCATGCTTTCCACGCCATATCGCGCCGCGATCGTATCGAGCACGGTGCCCACGGTGGTATCGCGCCAGACTTGGGTCCGGCGCTTGCGATAATCGCCGCCGAGATCGGCCGAGCGGGCACGGATGGTGATGACATCGGGCGGGCCGCTCTCTTCGACCTCATCGACCTTGAAGCGGCCCTTGCCGACAAGCCCGGTGGACGGCCCGCCCACCTTCCAACCCAGCGCCAAGGTGAGCAAGCGGCCGGTTTCGGGCGTAGCGAGACGGCCGTCATGGTTGTGCAGGGTCAGCGAGAGCTCATCGGCCTCGCCGCCGCGCTTCTCGCTCAAGGTCAGTTCGAGGAACCGCGGGTTGATCTTGGCGGCAAGATCGGTGCCGTCATCGAGCAGCAGCTGTAGGCCGGCGACGTTCGCACCCATCTCTAGTCGACCCGCTCAAGCTCGATCGTGAAATCGACACCGCGAGGCAGGCCGCCGCCCATGATGCCGTGCTGGGTCTCCTCCAGGCGGACGATGCGATAGTGCCCCAGCACGCGGCCGAGGCCATCGACCAGCGGGTAATCCTCGCCGGTATCGGCCATGGCCTTGACGATCTGGATGGCCACGAACTGCCCGGCGACTTCGGGCACGAGCAGGCCGGAGAGCGTGATGGTGTCCTCGCCCGGACCGACGTACTGGCTGGCGGGCCGCGCCATGAAGCGATCGGTGGTGGCATGCCGCCAGCTCGTGCGGCGCGACAGTTCCGAATAGGCCATGGCATCGACGCCGAACAGGAACATGCCCAGCGTGAGCAGGTGGCCGGGGGAAAGCGTGTTGGTGGTGGCGCCATTGATCGGGGGTAGCGAGGCCATCAGCGGTCACCTTCGTAAGTTCGACGGCCTTGGACACCTTGCCTCCGCTCAAGCTTGCGCATGACGACGTTGGCGAGCTCTTCGACGCTCTGCCCCGGCGCGCCGTAAACCTGAATCGTGATGTTGCCTGCTCCGCCCATCGCACCACCCTGCGCAACGCCGCCGCCTCCGGACGCCATGGGCGTGAGCGAGACCGCGCCTGCCTTGGCCACGCCAGCGGCCATGCGCGAGGCGGCCAGCGCTGGCCCCCTCCCTTTCCGGTGGATGCCTTCGGCCAAGCCGGAGCTGATGAAGCCACCGAGTTCCATGAAAACCCGCGATGGCGATTTGATCTTGAGGTCTTTGCGCACCTGCCCTTGTGCAGCGGCGGCAAGGCTCTGGGCAGCGGCAGACACCCGGCCTGCCTTCTGTTCCATGCCGATGGCGAGGCCGTCGCCTACCTGATTTCCGATCACTACCGAGCGCTGCTGTGCGGCGGCGGCATCCTGTTGGGTCAACCAGTATTGATTCAGAGCGAGTTCGTTGCGGCGCTGCGCCATTCCCGCAGCGATTCCAGTGCTGGTGGCGGTTGCTACTTGTTGGGTTTTCACGGGAATGAGGCCCATCGTTTTTTCTGCGAACATCGCATCGATGATCCCCAAGCCCGCATTGCTTACGCCGCTCAGCGCATTGCCGACTCCTTCCTTGAAAACATCCCAACGCGCCATGAGCTTGTCCCATCGCGAGCTGGTGTCTTCAGCTCGGCGGGCAAAATCCCGATTGACCTCGCCAGCGGCACCGGCACCCAGCGTCTTGTCACGGATGCGCTCGTACTCTTTCATGTTCTGGATGAGCGACTGGACCCCGGTCTGCGCCTGCGCATCTCCGAACAGCAGGGACAGTTTCGTCATGTCGCCGCGAGTCGCCTGCTGGGTCAATTGAGCGATGGCTTCGAGGGGACCCTTTCCGTCGGCGTAGGCTTTCTTCATCGCTTTGGGCAGATCGATGCCGAACTTGGCAAAGTTGGCAGTCGTTTCCTTGGCGTTGATCTTCATCAGGAGGTTATCGATGTTGTTCGCAGCTTCGTCGGCATTGCCGGTGGCGGTCCATGCGACCTGCAACGCAGCGGAGAGCTTGCCCACATCATCGGCGCCGCTCATTCCCAAGGCGGACAGGCGAGCGGTAAGGGTCGGGAAGCTTCGCGCCATGTCGGCAAACTCGAAGTTCCCTTCCTTGCCAGCAACGCTCATCATGTCGAGTACGCGGGCGGTTTCCTTGGTGCGGTCGATATCATCCTTGCCCAGCGGAATCTTGAGGTTCGACAGGGCGGAATTGGCAGCCTTAGCCAGATCGTTGATATCGGCGAAGTTCGCATGCGCGGCCTTGCCCAGTGGCTCCATCATCCTGAGCGCCTGTTCGGGGTTCACGCCGGAAGCCGCAAGGAAATCTACGCCCCCACGCAGCTGCTCGGGAAGCATGCGCACCTGCGGCGCAAGGCGCTGGATTTCGCCGCGCATCGCCGCCAGCTTTTCGCGAGAAAGGTTGGCCTTGATGCCGATCTGGGTCATCTGCTCCTGCGCGCGGGCATCAGACATGATGGGGGCAGAAACAATATCGGCGGCTTCCTTGATCGTGCCGAGGATCAGCCCTGCCTTGACGGTTTTATCGGTGAACGAACCCGGCCCACCTTTGCCACCCTTGTCGCCGCTGGCCATGATGCCTGCATAGGCTTCCTTCTGCTGATCCACGCGCCCGGTGGCCTCGGCGATTTTCCCTTTCAGGTCCTTCTGCGCATCGGCCAGCTTCTTGGTGTGGACCCCGGCTTCCTTGAGCCGGTCGCGCATCCGCTGCAACGATTGGGAATCGCGATCGACACGCCCGGCGAGGTCACCGGCTTCCTTCTTGGCGCGGGCCAAGGCACGCTCCATCTCGCGTGTAGGCTTTTCGGCCTGGCGCATTTCCGTCGCCAGTTTCTTTACCTTGGCCTGCGCCTCGACCAGCTTGGCGTTGTTCTCAACCATCTGCTTCTTGAGCTTGATGAATGAGGTAACGTTGGACTGGGTGTCATTGAGGTCCTTCAGTTCCTTGCGGGCCTTCGAGAGTTCCTTGCCAACCTCGGTCGCGGATTTCCTGATGCCGGTGATCTTGCTGGTGGCCTTGTCCACGGCCTCGAAAATCACTGACAGGTTAAGCTTGCGATCACTCATCGCCGGAAACTCCCGGAATGCGGGCAAGCGCGCGGCCATGCCACAGGGCCAGCGTTGCCAGCGGCCACGCTGACATTGCCTCGAAGCTGAAATGCAGGGTCACGGCGATGTCGGCCATCATGTCCTCGACGGCGGGGAGAAAGCTGGCGCTCTCCCCTAGAGCAGCAAAAAAGCGGCGATCTCCTGACCAACCTCGAACAGGTCCGGGCCACCCATGGCCTTGCACTCGTCGGCAAGGAGGGGCGGTTCCGAGATGCGGGGCAGCACCTTGATGATTTCTGTAGTGTTCATGCGCATGAGGTCGAACAGCTCGACGTTCATCAGCGCCGTGCCGTTGGGTTCGCGCAGAAGGATCGAAGTGACCTTGCTCTCGCCGCGCACCACCGGTTTGCGCAACGGGACGCGGGCGAAATAGCCTTCGGGAAGCGAGTCTTTGTCAGCCATGCGGGGCTCCATCTGCGGGGCGAGGAACACCTGCGGGGTGACGACGTGAGGGGTTCGGGACGCTCGCCACCACCGCAGGCCCTTGCCGGATGGCGCCCCGCAAAAGGACCACCCGGCAAAGCGGAAAGCTTGCCGGGTGTTGTGATCCGCGCGCGCGCGGGCGGCTATCGGGTGGTGCGGTAAGGCGGCGGTTTACCGCTCTATGTGATCCAAACCCCGAAGAGATTCCAAGGCATCGTTCAGATGAATGCCGGTCATCGGAAGGTTTAACGCATCAGCTTCGCGCAGGCAGAGGGTGATCAGATCCTTAAGCTCCTGCCTGCGCGCATGCTGATCCGAAGGCACGAGTGACAGATGGTCAGTCATTGATATGCGCCTCGGGATCAACAACCCACTTGCGGGTTCGAATGCGACGAATGGGTCTTGTGCAGTATCGACACCGCGAAACGTACTCTGCACCCCAATGCTCAAAGGCAAGACGGCTTGGACGATGGAAACCCAGCAGGCAGCGTAGACTCATCATCGGACATCTCCCCAAGGCGCGATAAGTACACCTCCGACCGATTCGCACGAAGAATAATCGAGCAGTTAGAGATGATTGGCGTTTCATTGTGAAACAGATGGAAGCGGCCCACCATTGCTGGCGGGCCGCAGATCGGGGGATCTCTGGCGGAGGTCTCCGAACCAGTTCCTTTTACCAGCTGCATCAGGATTCGGGGGAAGCAGCCAGAGCAGCAACAATGACCGCATAGACAGGAAAGTCCATCAGCCCGAGATGATCGCCATGATCTCGGCGTAGCGATCGGTGCCGTCGACGAGGAAGATGCCGCGCAGCATGTCGATCTCGATCTCTGTGCGACCGTCGACGACGCGACGGTAGTAGGCGAGCGGGACCTTGTACTTCTGCTCGGTATCGTCGCCCGCCTTCGCCTTGCCGAGATCGATCTCGGTGAAGCGGCCGCCGATGTAGACTTCCACCGCCTCGGGCGCGCCGCCGTTGTCGGCCTGGTAGGCCCCGACGAAGCGGACGCGGACGCCATCGACGCGAGTGGTGCCGAACTTGCGGATCAGCTGGGCAACGTGGCCGCCCATGGTGATGGTGCCTTCCATCGCCTCGAGGCCCTTGTCGAGCATGACCGGGCCGAGCATCCCGCCGCCGCGCCACTCCTCGGTGGCGATGGCGAGCTTGGGCTCCTCGAACTCGGCAACGGTGCCGAGGAAGCCTTCGCCGTCGACGTAGGTGTTGAGGTTCTTCAGTTTGCGCGGGAGGCCCATGGCCGTGTCCTTTCAGAAGCTGGGGCAGGAAGTTCGATCAGGTCGCGCCGGAATCAGGTGGCGTTGGCGAGCTGGTCGGCAAAGCCCGAGTAGTAGAAGTCGGTGATGACCAGGCTGACCTGCGGGTTCTCCATCGGCGCGACCGGGGTGTACTGGATCCGGAAGTTCGGACGGCCGGCGGCGAGCTGCTGGGGCGGGTTGGCATCGGCATCGAAGAAGATCTCCGCGCCCATGATCTTGCCTTCCACCACGAGCTGGCGGAACTCGGCGTTGACCGTCTCCATCAGGTCCTTCACGCGGGCCACGGTCATCGGCTGATCGAGGAAGGGCTGCACCGCAGTGGCGATGATGTCCTGCAGCGCGTGGCTGGTGCGCACCGCGCTCTCGAAGCTGAATTCGGGCTGGTCCTCGCCCGCCGTGGTGCGGTTGCCCCAGAGGCGATAGCCCGACTGGCGGATGATCGTCGTCACCTGGGCATCGTTGAGCACCCCGGCATCGGTGTCGTTGTCGAGCAGATCGAAGTGGACGTTCTTCGTGGTGCCGGTGACGCCGTAGAAGGGCACGTTGCTGACGGTCTTGTGCCAGCCCTGCTCTTCGTCGATGCGCGCGCGCAGGCCGAGAGTGCGGGCGATGATGTCGCCTGCGAAGTCCGGCGAACTGTCAGGCCAGATGAGCATCAGCTCTCGCGCGGCGAACTCGGCGCGGTAGGTGGTGACCTCGGCAACGTCGTCGCCGATCGCCGAGGCGTAGACCATGGCGCGGAGCTTGCGGGCAGCAATGACCATCTCGGCGACCACGGCCTGCGTATCGAGGCCGGGGGCACCGATGATGCGCGGGCGCTTGCCGACCACCGTCTCGGCCGCGAGCAGGGCCTGCAAGCCGGTGTAGACGTTGCCATCGGTCGCGCCGATCACGTTAGCGTCGGTCTCGGCCTGGTCTTCGCCTTCGGCCACACGCACCACGATGACCAGCGGGCTGGCTTCATCGCCGATGGCTTCGAGCGCTGCCTTGAGCGTGCCGCCGGTTCCCGCCTTGCCTGCTGCCGCATCGACGCTGGTGACCAGCACCGGGGTGTTGAGCGGAAAGGCCGCATTGAGATCGGTGGCGGCCTGCCCTGCGGCGGCGGTGGCGGTGCCGATCAGGCCGATCACGGCCATGGAACTGCGGGCGATGGTGCGAACGCCGGTTGCGGATTCGGTGATGGTCAGGCCGTGGGGCATGGCGGTTCCTTCAGCTTGCGAGTTTCACGGCGTTTTGCCGAATGGGGATGGAGAGCGAGACGAGAGCGGTGGGATCGGGCGCATCGAGGTCGTAGCCCTGGATGCCGATGACGGGCGCGCCACCGGGGAAATCACCCGAGAGCGTGACGCGGGTGATCTGGAAGCCGGTCTCCCAGCGCCGCACGGCAATGGCCGTGGCCGCGCGCAGCAGCATGGCGTTGGTGACGTTGAGCGGGCGGTCGATCAGTTCGAACAGGAGCGAGCCGAAATCGCGGCGCATCACGCAGGAGCCGAGCGGAGTGGTGAGGATGCGGGCAATCGACTGTGCCCGACGCTGTGCGCCGGTAATTGCCTTGCCCGTATTTGCATCCATGCCGATCATGAGGCGGACAGAAGCGCGCTTTGCGCGAGGTCCGCCAGCGTCGGGCGGGGTAATGGCCGGGTTTACCGTGCCGGGTTCGGTTAGACCGGGGTGCCGGTCTGGGCAGCGCCGCCCTGGACGCCGCCGTGCTTGTGCGATTTCAGGCTCACGCCATCTGCGGTGACATCACCGCTCACCGTCACGTCACCTTCAATCGAGACTGGGCCACGGATCGTCAAGCCCCCGGGTGCCTCGATCAGTGCGGTTGCGCCATCGGGAAGAACGGCAGTGAGGGCGTGCGCCTCGGGATCATAGGAGATCACCGCGCCATCCTCGAACTCGACCAGCTCGGCCAGCGTGGTGCCGGGCGCGGGGTTCTCGTCGTTGTTGAGGCCGACCAGGGCAACGCCGTTGCCGATCTGGCCATCGGCGCAGAGCAGCACGCATTCCTCGCCCTCGCTTGGCGGCGACCAGGTGCGCGTCTTGCCGGCGCGCAGGGCGAGCCAGCGGATCGGGGGTGTCTCGCCGCCTTCTGCATCCTCATCATCGGGATCTGCGAAGCGTACCTTGCAGCGCGGGGGCGAAAGCGTGACCTCGCTGATCCGGCCGAGGCGGATCAAGGTCGAGGGATCGAGGGGGATGTCTTCTTCTGCAGGCATGGAACGGTCAGAGCACCCGCTTCACGGCATCGACGGCGTCTTCCACCTTCGAGGCTGCGCCGCCGGTGCGCTTGTCGATCGCATGCTTCACCAGATCATCCACGATCGGCGCCAGTGCCTTGCCCACGACTTTGGTCAGCAGCTTCTTGAACATCGCTTCCTCCTTGTGCGGGATCTTCCCCGCCTTCCCAATCGATCGACTTGTCACCCCAGCGCCCACGCAATCCCCGTCGCGAAGCGCTGAAACCGAGGCCGGTGAGCACGAGCAGAATGCAAGCGGCGCAGATCCACAGCACCCAACGGATGGTGGTGACGCGCTCGCCCTCGCTTGCAGGCGTCCAACCCCGTTCGGGCAGGAGCATGCCCGAGAGCAGCCACAGCAGCACGGTGAGCGCGACAGCTCCGGCAACCGAGAAGACCAGCGCAGCCAGAGCGCGCCAGTCCTTAGGCGGCCAGCTGGGGAGACTGTTGCGGAGATCGCCAGTCATGGCCGGACGCCCGTCTTGCGTTGCAGCCATGACTTGAACTCGCCGACCGTCTTGCCGCGCAGGATCGATGGGTTGGCGGCGGTTGCTGCAGGACCTGCCAAGACATCGGCGCGCTCAAGATCGGCAGACTTGAGCACCTTGGCAGCCGTGCCCGCTCCGAAGAAGTGGGCGGCATAGAGCGTGGCCGAGCTGATCGGGATGCCCTGGCGCTGCAGGTAGGCAAGGTTCTTAAGCGTGAAACTGCGGGCGCGCTCGGTCTGTTCGGCCTCGGTCGGACGCAAGCCTCCGAAAGCCTGCGTGGTGTCGGTTCCCCACTTGCCGCCTTCGCCCTCCCACGTTGCACGGACGAACTGGTAGAGGCCGCTGCCGCTGGACGTGGGAGCCTTGATGTAGGGCCGATGGCCGCTTTCGATCTTGGCGAGCAGGTTGAAATAGCCTGCCGGGATGGCATCTGCCGCCGGATTGGCAGGGGCAACCGGAACTACCGCCCTGGCCACGCCGAACGCATCGAGCAGGTTATCGAGCGCGAGGACGTTGCCGGGATCATTGAACAGGCCCGAGCGGGCGCCAGCGCGCACGGCATCGAAGATCGGCTTGCGAGGGTCAGTGGCGCTCATGACAGATCCTTCTTGCGGCCGAGCATCGCTTGGACGGTGGCGGTTTCGTAGATCCTGATGCAGGTCCAGACGATCGTAAGCAGGGAGGCGACGGCAGGCAGCACGCTGATCAGACTCCCCAGCAGAGCGATGATGGAGGTGGCATCGAGCAAGTGCTTGAGGCCACCGGGCATGTTCTCGAACAGATCGCGGGCAGTCATTTTGCGATTACCTCATGCTTTACCTGGTCGGCGCCATCCTCCCCCTTGGCGCGCCAGACCTTCCATTTGCCGGGAACGGCAATGCGGTCGGCCTTGCCCTGCTCGACCCACTCGATCGCCTCTTCGAGCGTCATCATTGATATGCCCCAGCGTTCTGCGCGCCAGTCCCGCGCAAATTTCCTGCGATGTCATATTTCAGCACTGGATAGGGCAGCAGGTTGCGCGCTGGCGAACCGGCTTGCAGCGTGTACGTCCCGCCACCAGCGCCAGCTGTAGCCGTTGAGCTTGGGGCGGGACCGGTGATCGTGACGCCTTGGTTGTTCGTCCACAGCGGATCGCCGCCGTTGATCGTGGTCGAAAGGCCCGCGTAGGACTGGCGGAAGCTCTCCTGTCCGGTCGTCCCGCCGCCAGCGTCAACGGCCATCGTGAAGTTGCCTTCAAAGCCGACGCCGTGCTCAACCGGGAAGTGCCCAATGCGCGAACCGTTGAGGATCGTGCTGTAGTCGTCACCCTTGACGTTGATCTGTGGGATCAGGTTGCCCTTCCACGAGATGAACTTGTGGGTTCGGGCGACCGTGGGGTGCTCGTCATAGGCAACGTTGCAGCGGCCGTAGTTGCCCGCCCCGACACAGGTGTTGTGGTGGATAACGGAGTGCGTGTTGTTGCCAAAGTCGCTGTCTCGGGAAAGTCCGATGCTCCCGCCGTCCGCGGTGATGCAGCGTTCGGTCAGGTTCTGGACAATCGCACAGGGTCCGAGGTTACCCCCAGACACAGACCCTCGCCAGTGTAGGGCAAGGGTGGCCTGGAAATTCAACAGCTTGTTGGCGTAGCAGATCCACGGCTTGCTGGCATCACTGAAGGCCACGGCCCCCGGCCGCGTCAGGGCGTTGCCGACGTTGAGGAAGCCCTCCCATGCGCCGCCGTTCAGGTCGCCGGTGATGCCGCGCATGGCGCGGATCTGGCCTGCCCCCGAGAACGCAAAGGTCGTCGAGTGGGGGTTGGTGACCTGGACACCGTAGAACGAAAGGTGCGAGTTGTTGCGGCTCGTTGAGGCGAACCCGCCGAAGTTGACCGAACAATTCCAGAATTGGACATCCAGGTTGTTCGCAGCTTCCCCGGTGAACGTGAACGCACCCGTGTAGTTCACTGACACGTCGTAGAAGATCAGGGAGCCTTCGGTAATCGGGGAGGTGTGGTTCTCGAAGTATGGGCGGAAGAACGCACTGCCATTGACGATGGCCGAGGCTCGTGCCGTGCCCGGTGCGCGCTCAATCACCACGCCGGCAACGTCCTGCCGGAAGGGTCGGAGCGCGGAGTATGGGTTGCCCATGCCAACGCTGTCCACGATGCGGATGCGCAGGCCATCTAGCGCGCCGGTGGTTCCGCTGCCCAGCACGGTGCGTGCGCGTTCTAAAGCGCCACCCACCGTGAGGCATGGCGATGCTGCAGCCGTCGCCGCGTTGGTCGAAACCGCGCCGGTCGTGTTGTTGCCGGTCGAAGCCACATAGACGTAGTTGACCGTGCTGGACTTCTTGAACCAGCGCCGGGTGAACTCGCGATTGCCCGCGCTGGCAGCGTAGTTGTCCTCGCTCTTGAGGACAGACGCCGCCGCGCCGATCCACGGATAGACTTCGGCTTCAAGCCAGAAACGGCCATCAGCGAGCCCGGAGATATCAAGATCGCCCTGGAAAACCTCGACTGGGTTCGCGTCCTCGACATAGGTCGAGATGGAAGTGCCCGAAACGGTCTGCCATGCCGTCGCGGTCGTGCCGTTGTTGGCGCGGACCCGGACGCAGTCCACCTGCTGCCCCACGCCGCCTGCACCCCGGTTCGAGGCGTTGCGGTGGAATGCGACGATCTCCCAATGAACCGTTCCGTTCACCAGCAGCCGGTGCGGCATGACCCAGTTGGCGGTCGGCTTGGGGCTGATCTCGGCCGACTGGTTGATCAAGCCGAGCACGAAATCGGTCGAATAGACGTAGTCGCTGAGCGACTCCAGCGGTGGAGAGTCCGTGAAGCTGGCTTGATCGGGGTATGCTTTCCGCCACCGCTTGGTGCGGTACATGGTCTCGACAAAGACGGTTGGAACTGCGTTACGGAACCCCTGCCTAACGACCTTCACCTGCCCCAACGAGATATCGACCGGCGCACTGTTCGCAATGGTGCAGCCATTCGACTGGATCACCGAAGCGGTCGTCGGCGGGTTGGACGTGACCTGCGACAGAATCGAGAACAGGTTGCTAACCGACGCGCTGCCAGCGGTCGAGGCATAACTCTGAGCGCTGTTTGATGCCGATTCCGCCAACAATCTTTCCGCTCTTGCCAAGTCGACCTGCACGCCGCCTTCGGCAGTCACCCGTGCAACCTGGACATCGCCCTCGGCACCAATCGCGGCGAGCACCTCGGAGAACTCTGCCTGTTTCGTTTCGCCGTCCTGAACGACCGGCATCGTCTCGGCACCAGTGAGAGGACCTGCGGCGGGCAGTTCGGTGATCTTCGCCATCGATTAGCCCTCCAGATCCGAAGCATTGCCGAGCAGGCCGAGCGCGAACTTGTTGGCCACGCCCGCCGCGACCTCGTCGACGCGCGCGAGTGTGGCGGCGCGATCGTGCCTGCCGTCCTCGCCGATCACGGCGTTGACACTGCGCGAGTGGCTCTTGCCGTCCTGCTCGAAGGTGACCGGGACCGTGCCGGTGGCGGCATCGAAGCGGCCGACGGTGATCTTCATGGCTGCGCTCATGATCATTTGCCCTTGGTCTGGATGTAGACGCGCGCGGTGAAGTTCTCCGCGCTGTAGATCTCGATGGTGGTGGGGGTGCCGATCACGATCGAACCGAGGCCGGTGTTCTCGGAGTTGTTGTCGTCACCCGGCTGTACCGCGATGCCGAGCACCGGGTTGATCCACGTCGTGTGGCCGATCGGCACGTTGTAGGTTGCCGAGGTGTTGGCGCCGCAATCGACCCAGCCCCACGTTTCCTTGAGGCCGTCCGAGTACTCGATGTAACCGCCGTTTGCGGTGATGTTTGAGGAGACGACGCGGCGGAAGGCTGCAGCGTGGTGCCCATCCACCGTATCGGCATCCACACCAGAGCCAGCCCCATCGACGGTGAGAAGCTTCGCCAGCACATCGGCAGCGGTGTAAGCCGTGACGTTGAGCGGGGTGTAACCGAGCCGCGCAGCGATATCGGCATACCAGGCACCGTGCTGGCCATCGAGCTGGTCGGCATCTAGGCCGGAACCAGCGCCATCGAGGCCGAGCAGCCACGCAAGGACGACGGCCTTGGCGCGCCCTGGCGTAAGGGCGCGCAGCAAGTCGGCCCCGGCAAGAGCCTCATCGGCATCGGCCAGCTCGATCAGACCGCGCATCGCCTCGGTCGCGGGCGGGTTGGTGAAGATCGGATCGCCGAACGCGATCGAGGCAGCCAGATCGGCCTGCCATGCGATGTCGAAGCTCACCAGGGCGAAGGCCACCGCCGCCTTGTTGATGATCGTCGAGCCTGCGCTGTAGACCGCAAACAGCGTGCCATCGGCCAGCCAGAGGCCAAGGCCGGTGGCGTTCCACACTTCCGAGCTGGTGTCGTAGGCGGTCATGTGGGTGATGTTCGCAGCAGCAGCGGTGCCGGAGACGGCGGCGATGCGCTTGAATTCACCCGGCAGGGCGGTGAGCGTCGGCGCAACCTCGAAGGGCGTGGCGGTGAGGCCCAGCTCGGCAATCACCACCGGGTCGCTGCCCGATGCGGCCTGCACGGCAGCAAGCCCCGCGTTGGTGAGGGAAAGGACTAGGGCGGTCATTTACGCTGTCTCCAGAAAGTCGGTGCCGTCCTCGGTGCGCACCGGTTCGCCGTCTTCGGTCTGCAGAACGGCATCCCAGTCGCGGCTCTCATCGAGCACGGCGTCGTAATCGGCGCGGCTGATCGTCCCGGCCATGAAGCCGCCCGCCATCCACAGCGCGGCCTGCGCTTCGAGCGCGAAGACGAAGTCGAAATGGCTGCGCGCGTTCTTGGCCGCTGCCACGTCGCGAATGATCGCCTCTGCCGTCTCTGTGGTCAGGAAGCTCGCATCGATGCCGTCGGGGCCTGCCGGAGCGCGGACCTCGAAGGTGTGGGGATTGCGGCGGGGGTTTGCTTCCCACCATTCGACGATCGAGAGCAGCGGGTGGAAGCGGGCGAGCACTTCCTCGACCGCCGCGCGGGTGCCCTTGCGCTGGTGGAAGGGGATGGCATTGGCAATCGCCGCGCGCTTCCGCGGCTCGGACCAGCTCACGTCCCAATGGCTGATGGCAAGGCCCCATGCCAGGAAGGGCAGCACATCGGCAGGGCAGGTCTCGGGGTTCCACAGCGTGCCCACTGCCGACAGGTCGATCCCGGCGCGCATCGCCAGCTCGAGCGCGCGTTCGCCGCCGGTGGCATTGGGAGGGAGGAGCGACGTCATCAGATCACCGTCCCGGCAATCGTCACGTCGATATCGGTGACCGAGGCGATCTCGCTGGTGTCGATGTCGATATCGGCAACCGGCGAGAGCAGCTCGACCTTCTGCACGTTGGCGACATGGAGCGCGGCGATCAGGGCCGAGCGGGTCACGTCGCGGCCGAGCTTGCGCGCTGCGGCAAGATGCGCGTCAAGGCTGTCGAGCGCGGTCTGCAGGATCAGCGCTTGGTCAGGCCCTGCGAAGACGGTCAGCTGCGCCTCGATCGCGAAGGGGACGAGGGATGCACCCTGGACAATCACCTCGTCGGTAAGCGGGCGCACCGGCCCGGTGAGGACTTCGGTCACGGCGGCGAGCACACCGGAGCTTGGCACGCCGTTGCCGCTGGCCGAGAGCACGGTCACCACCACCTGCCCCGGCGTCGGGCTGACCGCCGTCGCGTCGGACACGTCGGCATCGGCAGTGCGCGCCCAGTAGACATAGGCAAGTTCCGGCCCTGCCACCGAGAAGCTGTGCGGGGCGAGCTGGACGCGCTGTTTGAACGGACCGTCCTGTTCGCCCGAGAGACGGGTGACGCCATAGAGCGCGGCGAGGTGATCAAGGCGCGGGCCGGTGGCGAAAGCGAGAAGGATGCCCTTGGCGGCGTCGTTCATGGCCTGGGCGAGGATCATTTCGTCATAGCTGTCGGCCTGCAGCAACTTCATCGCCGGGTCGCTCTCGACCAGATCCACAAAGCCGGGGAACTGCGCGATCGCAGTTGCCAGCTTTCCCGCAAGGCGCGTCTCGAAGCTCGGCTGATCGATGATCGCCGGAGCCGGGAGGGCGGAAAGGTCGACAGAGGGACCGGTGGCGATTGAGCTGACCATGACCGCCGGGATGGCCCGGTTCGTCGCGCGCGCGCTAGGCGCGGGCGCGGTAATGGCCGGGTTTACCGTGTGGGAATGTCAGTGGGATAGACATCGGGGCCGCGTGCGCCGCATTTTTCGCATCGCAGGCGCGCCTCGATAGCGCTTATGTCGATGCTTTGGTTCTGGCGCAGGCACTCGTGCGCCAAGGCAGCGGGATCAAAGTCGGCCAGATGCTTGCACCCCCGGCAGCGCGCCCGCAAGAGCTGGCGGTGGCGGCGGTAATCGTTGAGGGTTTCGAGGCGCTTGTAACTCACGCATCCGCAAGAACGAATGCGGAACGATTCGACAAGACCGCATTGCCGCCAAGCAGGGGATCACTTCGGGGTGATCATGTCGCTGACCACCTGCATCGTCAGATCCTCATCCTCGGGCGAGAAGCCGAGCAGGCGGCGAACGGGGTAGCGATAGCGGATGGGAGTACGGTCGCGCAGGCGCCCGATTGTCTGGGTCTCGCCGAACTGGCTGACCGAGGCGTTGCGATCGACCAGCGGCGATTCCGCCGTCACGGTCACACCGTCCTCGGTCGCATCGATACGCCAGTGCTTGGCGTAGCGCAGGCCTTGGAACATCTTGCCGCCCGCCTTTTCGCGTAGCCGTCCACGCCGATCGTAGCGGGCCTTCTTCGGCTCCATCGGGGTGCCATCGGGCTGGACGTTGTCGGCGATGCGCTTGAGGTTGGACTTGCGCAGCTCGCGCCCCAGCTTTTGCGAGGTGCGCTTGCGCTCGGGCGGGGTGAGGCCATTCGTGACCTGCCCCATCCATTCGTCGAGGCGCGAGAGATCGTCGTCGGCCATCGGTCAGGTCAAGCTGGTGGCACTAGCTGCTCGCCATCGAGCAGGATAGCGGAAATATCGGGGGCAAGGCCGGAGGCGTCCACTTCGGCGCGCACCGGGTCTTCCTCCTCGAGTGGCTCGACCTTCTCTTCACCATCGACGGTCTCCACACGGTAGTCCTGGGTGAGGTCGATCTGGATGAGCACGTCCGCCGTGCCGTTGTCGAGAATGTCGGCATCGAAAGTAAAGCTGTCGGCACCGGGCTGCAGCCGTTCGGGCTGGTTGGCGCGGAGCCAGCGGGTCACGGCAAGCGAGATGATCGAGAGATCGGTGCGGACGCCGATAGCCAGCACGTTGAGGCGGAAGGCCATGGCGAAGGCATGGGAGCCGGTCTGGCGTGCGCGGATCGAGCCGCGATCAATCCACGTCGGCAGCATCGCCGGGTCATTTTTCGCCTCGGGGATCGCGGCGAGCAGGGTGTCCTTGAGGGTGTCGATCTTGCGCATGATCAATCCCAGAGCTGGATGGTTTCGCGCGAGGCGGGCGCGGCCTGGGCAACCTCGGGCAGGAGCAGCTCGGTGCCGCCGGGGAGCCGCAGCCCAAGAGCGGCAAGGCCGGGATTGAGATCGAGCACCTGCTCGGTGACGTTGCTGGTGCGACCGAGGACGCGCCAGCACACTTCATCGACCGTCTCGCCTTCGCGGGCGGTGGCAGTGATGGTCATAGTTCTTCCATGGCAAGGGCATGGAGAAGGCGTGCCTGAAGCTTAGCTGCGCTGCCGTTGTAATCGCGGTGAGAGAACGTCTTCCCTCCGCGCAATTCGACAACAAGGTTACAACCTTCCGTGTAGATGGCGACGACTTCGCTAAGCCGGAAACAGGCCGTGTTGAAGTCGAAGAAGGACCTTGGACAAGCCATCAGATCAGCTCCACTCGGTTGCGGGGTACGTCGGCGCGGGTGCCGCCGGGGGCGAAAGTCTTGAGGTCGGCCACGGCTGCCCAGGCGCGGCGGTAGTACTCGTCGGCGCTGTCTTCCTTGTCGGCGGCGCGGTCGAGGCCGCGATCGGTCGCAGTGATGTCGCGGCTTCCGGCGAAGAGGTCGGCAGCGGTGAGCGAGATGATCAGCCGCTCCCACAAGGCATCGGCCTGGTTGCGATCGTTGATCGTCTCGGTGGTCACGTCGGCCAGCGCATTGGCTCCGGCGAGGACGTGGGTTGCGCGCCATTCGGCCAACTGGCGGAACGCGGTGAGCATTGCAGCCTCGATCGAGGCGCGCAGGCGATCGGTAGTGACTTCGCCATTGCCGAGGCGCGCCGCATTGCGGACCAGGGCAAGCGGGATATCGGGGAACCAGCCATCGGCGCCGACCTTGGCATTGGCCGGATCGAGCGGGGTGACGGGGTTCGCGGTAAGGCCTGCCATGGCGGTTTACTCGTTGAAGTTGGCCCCGAGATTTTCGGGGGGTGAGGATGCGATCAGGCAGGGACTGGAAGACCCACCCTTGCGTATCCGCCCCCCGAGCGCCGTGGGGCGGGCCGGTCAGCCCTGGGGAGGCGCTTCGCCTTCACCAGGTGCAATCTTCTTCGCTTCGCGTTCGAGCCGCTCGATGTCCTTCTTGACGCCGACATTGGCATCGAGCTGCAGCGCACGCTGCAGGGCTTCGAGCGCGGTCTGGATGTAGGCAGCCTTGCCGCCTGCGGGGGCATTGTCCGCCGCCGGGTCGAACCGTGCCGCGCGTTGGGCGTAGCGGCGACCGATGGCCTTGAGCAGCTTGGCGCGCACCGCATCGTGCATGTCATGCCCTTCGACCAAGGCTTGCACGGCGAGCAGGTGGTCGAGGCTGACCGCGTCAAACTCGGCATTGGCGATCGTCGCGACTTCCTCGGCAAGATAGCAGGCCGGGGTGCGGGTGAACTTTTCCGGCATGGCGAGGCCGTGGCGGATCGCGTGGGTTGCGAGGCGCAGGGCATAGTCGAGGTCGCGATAGTCGATCGCCCAGACCAGATTGGTCACAAGCACTTCGTCCTGCGCGGCCTGACCCTCGCTGGCGAGAACGCCTTCGATCCACGGTGCGAAGGCGCGGGCCATCTCGACCTTGACCGGAATGCGCGCCTCGTGGCTGGCGATGTCCGACAGGGTGCGCAGGTTGTCGTGGAGCAGCACGCGCAGAGCGGCATATTCCTGCCCGGCGGCGGTGCTGGGCTTGAGCTCCTCTGGCGCGGCAGTCTCCGCCTTTGCCTCACCCGACTGCTGGGCAAGAACGCGCTGGCGGTGGCGCAAGGCGGGCGAAAACATGGCGGGGCTTCCTTGTGGTCGACCGGACTGATGTCCGCTTCGCAGCCATGCCGCCGGTCTTGATGGGTGGAGAGGAGGTCTGGGCCATCCTCCTCTCCGGTGCTTGCTACGAGGCCCACCTGACCCGGCAGGAACCCTCGATCATCGCTCTCCGCAGGTATGGGGTTACGGGGCCGGACGTGCCGGGGCGCCGCCGATGACGATGTTCTCGACGAAGGCGCACATCTCGTACTCCTCGATCACATAGGCCTCGTTGACGCTCTCGTAGTTGGCGATGCGATCGTATTCCGGCTCGTCCTTGAGCTGGCGGCGGCGAGTGCCCTCCTGATAGTAGATCGAGAGGTTATCGAGCCGGGTGATCAGCAGTGAGCCTGCCGGGAAGAACGGCACGCGCACGGCCGGCAGACCGCCGAGGGTCTTGGTCGAACGCAGGATGCGATCGGTGGCTTCGACCTCGGTGGCTTCGGAGCCAGTGGTCTGGGCGATGGTGAAGTATTTGTCGTCGACCAGGTCATGACCGACGATCACCACCAGTTCGGTGTCACCGCGCCACCATTCGGGGATGAGGCGCTTGGCATCGAGGACCAGGGCGTCGAGCGAGCTGTAGTCCGCAACGGCGTGAGCCGAACCGCCAGTGGCGTTGTAGACGGCGTTGGCATCGAACAGTTCGACACCGGGCTTGACGTAGATCGCCTTGAGCGCGGCGTTGTTGGTGCCGTCCGACTTTACCGTCAGGCTGCCATCGCTGAAAACCTGACCGGCAGCATTGTCGCGCAGCTTCTTGAGCCAACCGATGTTCACATCCTGCAGAAGCGGGTTGGCGTTGCGATCGGTGGTGTCAGCTGCCGAGGTGCCATGCCAACCGATCATGATGCGATCGCGCGACTGCTGCTCCAGGATGGCATCGCGCAGCAGGGTCTCGAACTCGGGACGGTGGCGCCACGCATCCATCAGGGCGTAGCGGCGAGCCCAGTCGAAATTGGTCTGCTTGCACAGGTAGCGGCGCTTCTCGGCATCGCCGGAAGGATCGGTCGGGTTGCGACGGGTGCCGCCGCTGGTGTCAGTGCGGCCCGCGATCGTGCGGGTGGTGGTCAGCCCGAGAACCTGCCCTTCCTGCTGGGTCACCGGCATGACGTTGATCATGCCGAGGAACTCGGACGATTCCTTCATCTTCGATTCGAGCTTCTGCTCGATCTCGGGATTGACGTTGAACTGCTCGGTCGCGTCGGCGATGCCGTTGATCAGCGCGATCTGCGAGCAATAGGCCCTGAAGAGAGCGCGGGTTTCGTTGCGCATGTGGCGTTTCCTTGTCTGGTAGGCGGCAGGGTTTGGGTTTCAGGGCGGGGACTTGGGTTGGCCGATCAGCAGTCGGTCTTGGCGTAGTTGCCGTTGTTGCCGTTCGCGATCGGACGCTGGCGGTAGTTCTGGTCGGGGGTCCGCTCCTGCGTTTCCTCGACCTTCTTGAGCTTGACCGCGAGGGCATCGGCCTCGGCGCGGAATTCGGTGCGCAGGCCATCGACGGCGGTGGAGAACGTCTTGGCCATGTCGTCGAACAGCGGGCGCAGGGCGGTGAAGTCGAAGGCGGCGACAGCGTCCTTCTTGTCGTCGGCCTTGACCTCGGGCTTCTCGTCGGTCTTGCCGCCGAACTTGGCGGCGAAGGCGTCCATCATCGCGCCGAACTTCGACAGCAGGGCATTGCCGCCGTGGGTGACATCGCCATCGGCGAATTCGAGGGCCTCGGCGCTTTCTGCCGAGACAGTGAGCGTGCCAGGGAGCGAGCGGTTGAACTTCAGCCGTTCGGTCGCGATCGAGGCGGGGCTGTCGGTCAGGGCGCAGCCCATCATGTAGGCGTAGCCCTTGCCGCCAAAGTTCGGTTCGATCTCGATCGAGGGATAGACCTTCTGGCTGGCCTCGTTGAGCTTCTTGGCGTCTTCGGTGACATCGAGCACGCCGTAGAGGGCCTTGCGCTTCTCAGTCTTGCCGTTGAAGTTGACCTCGACTTCGCCGATCGAGAGTTCGAGCACGTCGCCATAGGCACGGAACGGACCTTCGCCGCTGATGCCGCGGACATGCTCGATGTTGACCCGCGCACCGTAGGTTTTCGGGTCGTAGCTCGAGACCATTTCCTCGAGAATCTTTTCGTCAATTACGCGGCCATCGACGGTGGAACCGGCGGTGGCGAGCAGGAGGGGCTTGGTCTTCATCGAAAGGGCTCCCGTGGGCGTTGTTGCGGGGTCAGCAAGTTGTGCCCTTTGAGGCACCGGCGGCGCGGCTCTGGCAACGCGCCTGCGCGGTAGATGCCGGGTTTACCCGGCGAGGCAGGCGACAGGAGGCGGGGTTCGGGGTGCATGGCTTGACGCCATGCACTGCTCCCTTCCCCTTCGATCCGATCAGGACGCGGATACCACGCCGGCCATCAGCCGGCAGGTGAACCGTGCGCAGCGGCGCGAGGCGCGCTCGCTCTACCATCGGGGATGGACGGCAAAGCAAATCTCGGACGAGATGGCGGTTCCCTATGCCACCGTCGCCGCGTGGAAGCGCCGCGATGCGTGGGACCAGGACGCGCCGATCGCCGTGGTCGAGGACCGGCTCGAGGCGAAGATCGCCATGCTTCTCGACAAGGAACCCTTCACGGAAGGGGACATGAAGCGGGTGGACTTCATGATGCGCCAGCTCGAACGCTCGGCCCGCATCCGCAAGTTCGACAAGACCGGGAAGGAGGGCGATCTCAACCCGAAGATCGCCAACCGCAACGACGAACCGGCCAAGGCCAAGCGCGCCGAGAAGCGCAAGAATTTCCTCACGCTCGAACAGTGGCAGCAGCTGCTCGAGAATTTCGAGGACTGGCGGTTCGAATACCAGGACTTGTGGTGGGAGCAGCGCGATCAGCGCACTCGCAAGATCCGCAAATCACGCCAGGTGGGCGCAACCGTCTATTTCGCGCGCGAAGCCTTTGCCAAGGTCGGCGAGGCCGTGCTCGACGGCACGCAACCGCGCAACCAGATCTTCATCTCGGCCAGTGAGCGGCAGGCCCTGAAATTCCGGCGCGAGATCTACAAGTGGGTCCGCAAAGTCACCGGGATCGAGCTCAAGGGCAAGATCATCGAGCTGGATTTCGTCGGGCAGTATCCCGAGGACGACGAAGGGCAGGCAGAACACAAGCCGATCGAATCGGTGGGCTTTTACTTCCTCTCGACCAATTCGGCGACGGCGCAGGGCGAGAGCGGCGACTTCTACTTCGACGAATACGCGTGGGTTCATGGCTTTGCCGAGCTGGCCAAGGTCGCCAGCGGCATGGCCACCCACAAGATCTACAAGAAGACCTACTTCTCGACGCCATCGACCAAGACGCACGAGAGCTATGCCTTCTGGTCGGGCGAGGAGTGGAACCGGGGGCGCGCCAAGGGCGATCAGAAGCCCTTCGACATCAGCCAGAAGAACCTGCGCCGCGGCGCGATCATGCCCGATGGCAGCTGGCAGCAGAGCCTCACTATCCATGATGCCTGCGCGATGGGCCTGTCTGCCCTGGTCGATGTCGACGAGCTGCGCCGCGAATATTCGGAAGACGCCTTCCGCAACCTGTTCGAATGCGAGGACGTGGACGATGCCGAGAGCAGCTTCCCCTATGCCCGCCTCAACCCGGCGCGCGTGGACAGCTTCCTCAAATGGCGCGACTTCCACCCGGCGCTGGTCGATGTGGCTGGCGGCCGTCCGTTCGGCGACAAGCCGGTGTGGCTGGGATACGACCCGAACAAGCAGGGCCGCGACGATGCCGCGCTGATCGTGCTGGCGCCACCGGAAAAGTCGGGCGGCAAGTTCCGGGTGCTCGAGAAGTACCGCCTCAACGGGCTCGACTTCGCCGGGCAGGCCGATTTCATCAAGACGGTCGCAGGCCGGTACAACGTGACCGATATCTCGATCGACACGACGGGGTCCGGGCAGGCGGTGCTCGAACTGGTCGGCCACTGGTTCCCGCTGGTGCGCAAGATCGAATATTCCGTGGCGAGCAAGACCGCGCTGGTGATCAAGGGGCAGCACGTGTTCCGTGCCGGCCGCATCGAATTCGACGCCGGATGGACCGACCTGATGCAGGCGCTGATGGCGATCCGCCCAACGCTTACCGCAAGCCAGAAGGGCGTGACCTATGTCGCGCGGCGCAATGGCGAGATCGGCCATGCCGACATTGCCTGGGCGCTGCTGCACGCCCTTTCCAACGAGCCTTTGGATGTCGGGACCGAGAGCGAAAGCGCTGGCGGGACCATCAAGTTTTTCGATTGAGGAGCCGAGCATGACCACCAGGAAGACCAGCGCAGTTGCGGGCCCGGCAAAAGGCAAGCTCTCGCGCATACCCTCCAAGGGCGGCGAGGTGCAGGGCCAGTTCTTCTCGTTCGGTGATCCCGAAAGCGTGCTCGATCGGCGCGAAATCAGCCAATACTTCGAGATATGGCACAACGGCCAGTGGTACGAACCTCCGCTGCCGATGGCGCGCCTTGCCCAGGTGTTCAACATGAGCCCCTATCACCGCAGCGCGGTGGCCCTGAAGGTCAACATGCTGGTTTCGCAGCAGGTGCAGAGCCGGTGGCTGGACAGCGACGATTTCGAGCGCTGGGCGCTGGATTTCGTCCAGATGGGCAACGGCTACCTCGAGCAGGTGCCGAACCTTGGCAATCGCATCGCCATGCTGCGCCATGCGCCCTCGGTGCATATGCGCGCAGGGGTGAAGGCGGGCGTGTTCTGGTTCGTCAACGGGCCGATCGGGCAGAGCCACGAGTTCGAGCCAGGGCGTGTCTTCCAGCTGCAGCAGCCCGACGTGGCGCAGGAGATCTACGGCCTGCCCGAGTGGCTATCGGCGCTGCAGAGCGGGTTGCTGTCGGAGAACGCCACGCTGTTCCGCCGTCGCTACTACCTCAACGGCGCGCATGCCGGGTTCATCCTCTATGTCAGCGAGCCGCTTGCGGATCAGAAGACCGTCGACCAGCTCGAGGAGAAGATGCGCCAGTCGAAGGGCGTGGGGAACTTCAAGAACATGCTGGTCCACATTCCCAAGGGGAAGAAGGACGGCATCCAGGTGATGCCCATTGCCGACGTGACCGCGAAGGATGAGTTCTCGAATGTCAAGAACATCAGCCGCGATGACATGCTCGGCGCGCACCGCACGCCGCCCCAGCTGATCGGCGTGATCCCGCAGAACAACGGCGGCTTCGGCAGCGTGCGGGAAGCGCGCGATTCCTTCTACGAGCTGGAGATTGTCCCGATCGCGCGGCGCATGCTGCGCGTGAACGACTGGGCAGGCGTGCCGGCGCTTTCGTTCGCAGACTACCTCTGCGCCGATGGCTCGGTGATCCGGCAGGAAGGCAATGGCTTCAGGAAGATCCCCGCAGGGCAGGTGCGTTAGCGCCCGACGGCGGGGGACAGGGCGTGGCAGCGCCCAAGTCCGACGAAGGTAACTCGTCTTGTCCCAATCGGTCCCGCCTTGGGGCCAATCCCGCCTGCCGACTCGGCAGCGGAACATTTAAGGAACAAGTGCGATGTTGTCGAATCCCGAGACCACCTTTGAGGCGGTCGATCCGGTCAAGCCATTGGCCCCTTATATCGGGGGAAAGCGCAATCTGGCCAAGCGCCTGGTGCAGCGGATCAACGCCGTGCCGCATGAGACCTATGCCGAGGTGTTTGTCGGCATGGGTGGGGTCTTCCTTCGCCGGGACCGCAAGCCTAAGGGCGAAGTGATCAACGACTGGTCGGAGGACGTGTCAACGTTCTTCCGCGTGGTGCAGCACCACTATGTGCCGTTCCTCGACATGCTGCGCTTTCAGATTACGAGCCGCGCAGGATTCGAGAAGCTGCTTGCGATGGAACCCACCTCGCTGACCGACCTGCAGCGTTCGGCTCGGTTCCTCTACCTGCAGCGCCTCGCATTCGGCGGGAAGGTCAACGGGCGCGGCTTCGGCGTGGTGCTGGGCAGTGGCGGGCGGTTCGACCTGACCAAGGTCGGCCCCATGATCGAGGCGGTGCACGAGCGGCTTGCGGGCGTGATCGTGGAGCGGCTGCCCTGGTCTGACTTCATCGCCCGCTATGACAGGCCGGCCACGCTGTTCTACCTCGACCCGCCCTACTACGGCTGCGAGACGGACTATGGCCGGGACATGTTCCGGCGCGAGGAGTTCGAGGCCATGGCCGACCAGCTGCGTGGCATCCGTGGCCGGTTCATCCTCTCGCTCAACGACCATCCCGAAGTGCGCCGGATCTTCGACGGCTTCACGATCGAGGGCGAGCAGGTGCGCTACCAGATCGGGGGCATGGACAAGTCCAGGGTGTTCGGTGAGGTGATCATCTCGAACTGACATCCTGCTGCACACGATCGAGGGGTCGGGGCACAAGCCTCGGCCCCTTTTTCGTGCGCGCGAGGACCTGGACGGGTGCCCGGTCGACAGCTCGACCGTCGGCTAACGTGCAAACGAGGTGGAATCGCTAGAAGGACCGCGCTTCGAGATCGGCCACCCACTGCGCCATCGGGATGCCCGAGCCCAGCGTATACCACCCGGTCCCTTCATCGCGATCTTCCAGCATGGCACGCTCGTCGAGATCAGGACCGAGCAGCGCGGCAAGCGCCCCGTCGTGCTCTTGCATGAACATGCGCAGGTCCGCCTTGGGGATCAGGTTGCCGTACTTGAGCAGGGCCTTGGCGCGGAGCTGAGGGAAGGTGTAGCCGTAGCCCATCAGGTTCATGCGATCGAGCAGGCCGTTGAAGTTCTCGACCTTGCCGCTGGTGTAGCGGTGGTCGAAGTAATTGAAGATCAGCGGGCCCCACGTCTTCATGTTCCAGCGGATGGCGTTGAAGAACGATTTGACCGACGAGGGCATGTCCATGAGCCACCTCATCCAAGCCTGTTCGGCATCGCGCCGGGTGGGCAGTTCGAAGATGTCGAAGAACTTTTCCTTCCACGTGTAGCCCAGCTTGAGCCTGTCATCGAGCGCGAGCAACTCTGCCAGCACGTCCTGCCCTTCGCGGCTGAGGTCCTCCCAGCGCCGCAGGAACAGCCGGCGGCGGTTTGATACCCGCAAGACCACATCGCCCTGCAGCTTCTTCTGGACGGCCTTGCGGACCTCATCCATCGCCTCGTTCGCCATCTTCACGACATGGAACTTGTCGATCACCACGGTGGCATCGGGGAAGAACTCCTGCGCCAGGTGCGCATAGGGCCAGTGCATGTCCTGGCAAAAGACCTCGACGTCGAACGGGTTGTCTACCTGGTTGAGCAGGGACCGCACGGTTGGCTCGTCCCGGCCCTGCAGCAGCTCGAGCGCAAAGCCGTTCTCGACGTCATAGGCGACCCAGCGCGGACGCTTGCGCAGCCACTTCTCGTCTACGCCCAGCACGCGCGGCGCCACGAACCGGTAATCGGAGAGCTTCTCTTCCGCCACGGCATCGAACACGCGCTTCACCAGCGTCACTTCCACCGCGTTCAGGTTGGCCGCGTCCTCGAACGGGCGCTTCACCGCGGCGAAGGTCAGATCCTCGAAAAGGCGCTGAGTGATCCGGTGGTCTGGGTGGATGTGGTCGATGTCTTCGTTCTTGATCCGCCCGCAATTAGGGCAGACCCAGCGCTGCACCTTGATGTGCAGCCACGTGGGCGCAGGCTCAAGCCGCCGGTCGCGGATCTTGATCACGCGCTTGTCTCGCCGCTTCATCACCACGCCCAGGCAGCATGCAGGGACCGCGCCGAGCGTGGAGACGCACGGCACCTGAACCTCGGCCACGCGGCCGTCGCTGTCCTTGATGACGATGGGATCGGCGGCTTCGAGGTTTTCGAGCCGCAGCCAGTTCATTCTGCGGGCTTTTCGAGTGCCTTGCGCACGAGGCGGCGAATCGCCTCGGGGCGGGTCACAAACGGCGGTCCTTCGCCTGCGATCCACGCGTCAACATCTGCCAGTTCATCGGCGGCCATGCGGACCATCACAGGGGCTGTGTCAGACCTTGGCCGACCGCGTGACGATTTTTTGATATCTTCGCTTGCAATGCTCATGGTTACTTGATATCAAAATATCAGAGCGGCGCAAGGGGCCTAATCCTTACGCCGCTCCTAAACATCCACATGGAGTAACCCATGCGTCAGTCTGTTGCCTTTATCGCCGAACCCGCGCGTCGCGTCCAGACCAGCAAGGCTCCAGTCAGCCGTGAAGAGCTGCTGCGCCGACTGTGGGCCGAGCACAACGAAGACGGGAGCGCACGCTGATGGCTCGCACCCGCACCGCCCCGAACCCTGCCGCCCAGTTCCAGGCGCGCGGCTACATCATCGATGAGGCAGGCGACTTGGCCTTGCGCGACGTGGCAGAGGGCCTCGATGGCATCGCCCTGCTGTGCGAGGAACGCAGTGACGATCTGCCCGAGCTCACCAAGCAGCAGCTGGCCGGCATCTTCCGCACTTTCAGCCGCATGGTCACCACGATCACCAGCGAGGCGGGCTTCGTCAACCAGGCGTTGGCCCGCCCGAGGGACTGATTGATCAAGGTATCAGGTTTAAGCTGATCCCTTCTAGGAGATTCGCATGAGCAGCAAAGCCATCATCGCGTTCGACTTCGAAGAGAAGCCGCTGCGCACCATCGAACGGAACGGCGAGCCGTGGTTCATCATGAGCGACGTCTGCCGTGTGCTCGATATCAAGAACGTGTCTCAGGCCGCCGAGCGGTTAGATGCCGACGAAAAGGGTATATATCTTTCAGATACCCCTGGCGGGAAGCAGGAGCTGCTGATCGTGAGCGAGCCGGGTCTCTATTCTTTGATCCTGCGATCGAACGGCGCGACGAAGCCAGGCACGGTAGCCTATCGCTTCCGCAAGTTCGTGACTGCCGACCTACTGCCAACCGTTCGGAAGCAAGGCTTCTATGGCGAGCGGAACACTGTGCGTTCCATCCAGGCGCGCAATGCAGTGCAGAACCAAGTGATCCGCGTCATGGAGAAGCTGCGCAACACGCGGGATACTGCCGTACGGCAGGTGCTGTGGGACATGCTCAACAACATGTGCTCCGACCTCGGCATTGCCACGCCAGAGATCCAGCTGTTGGGCAAGGCACAGCCTGCCGTGCCCGATCTGCTCACCCGCTTCTGGGCGCTGTTCGATGATCTTGAGGCCGATGGCATCATCGTCAACCTGCACCGCAAGCCCGAGACGCTGGCCATTAACATGCCGGAAGTGCGTGGTATTTTCAAAGAACGCCGCATCGCGTTCACCTTTGACCGCGACTTCTACAAGGCGCTCGAGCAGTCGACCGACCCGCTGTACCTGGGCAAGACCAGCGTGAACTGTCGCGATGGCAAGTTCCGTGCGTGCTGGCTGTTCCAGCGCCTGACCGCCCTATGAGATGCATAGGGTGTGAGCCTAACTCATACCCTTCATCACATCGCTGACTGACGCATCACCTGGGCGCTCACGTGCCCGGGTCTGCGCCCTGCCTTCCACCTCAAACGCACGATAGCCCGACCGTCACCCCCCGCGCGCCGCGCTCGCCCCCACGCCTCGCTTTCGGCTTCTTCATCGAAAAATATGCAACTTGCCCCAGCGCCGATGCGGGACCGGGACACCCCCATGTGTCGGGATCACATAACATTCCTCACATACCCCCTCATGAAGGGCTCAAACCCGCAGAAATCCGCCATTCTTCATGTGAGATTTCAGACCTCATATCGACGTAATATCTTTAGGCCCTGAACATCATATCATTGAAAACAAAGGATTTTTGACCACCCGATAATTACCTTCATTAGATGTAATATGATTATGTCTATGTTATATAATTATTATGTCCTAAGTACCTGAAAAACCTAGCTTGTTATAAATGTTATGCCTTTGCGCCGCATACCCAGCAGTTCTGGAAAATAGGGCTTGGGCGGCCGGAAGCTCCGGAATTTTCGCTGATCCACGTCATACTCGCTCTGGGGCAGGGACGGTGCGCTTCTATGCAAGCGGGGTGAACGGCAGCATGAGCCGCAACTGGTTAGCCAGCTTTCTCGGGAGGCCGCAGATCTGCGTCGGCCAATTCTGTTGGGTTAGCCAAGATAACTGCCTGAAAACAAGGACTTCAGGCACTCCCTCCACTCCTGCCACCTCCCTTTGGGAAGCTAGGCTTTCCGGGGTTTTGAGGTTGGGTTAGCCAAACCGGGCTTTGTACGGTTAGCCAAATCG